AGGTCGAAGGGCTGGGGGATGGCGTACCCGGAGATCCACGGGTTCACCGCCGAGGGCGCCCGCGACGAGTAAGGCCGGGCCCGCCACTGGGCCGGGGTACCCGAGGCCACATAGGCCTGGTAGGCGGCGTTCAAAGTGGCGTACACGGCCCCGGTGTCGAACGACTGGTAGAACGTGACCCGCAGGTGGTATTTCACCACCCCCGGGTAGTCCACCTCGCCACAGAAGGAGGTCACCGTGACCGGCTTGTTCTCGGCGAAGGTGGCCTCCAGGTGTTTGACCAGGCAGCGCAGGTTGACGCCGGTCAACTCGAAATAGGCGTCATTCAGGATCAGCGGGTTCGCCGCCGGGGGCACCGGGTCGCCGGTGTAGAACGGCGTCACCCCCGGCGGGCCGCCGCCGTTGGCCTGCTCGAGGTCGGGGCTGTCGGTCTTGGTGGGCACTTATGGCCTCCTCACATGGTCACGGTCAGGATCAGGTCGACCAGCAGCAGCTGGATGCCGCCGGCGCCGGTCAGGTTCCGCCAGTTGCGCTCCTCGGCCGGGTAACAGTTCTGCACCGCCCCACCCAGAGTGGCGTCGGCCAGCACCGCGGTACGGCACGTCTCCTTCAGGGCTTCGGTGGCGTCCTCGGTCTCGATGCCGCCCACGACGGTCACCGGCAGGCTGGCCTCGTCGACGGACAGGGCGAAAGTGGAATACGTGACCTGGACCGGCCGGCCGATCACCACCGCCGGCGGGTTCACCACCTCCGGCGGCCGCTCATGCACTTTCACCGCCCCCTCGGTGGCGTTGGTGAAGGCGAACTGGAGGGCCTGGGCCACCGCGGCCCGGTTCCAGGTCACGCGAACACGATGGCCAGGTAGGGGGCGATCATGGTCTCGATGTCGGGGTCCTTGGGCCCGACCCGGACCACGCCCATGTCACCCCAGCCGATGGTCCCGTCCACCGAGTCCCGGCGGCGGTACAGGCGGGCCGCCTCGTACTGGGCCACCGTGAACAGCGGGTCGGGCAGGGCGCCCACATAGTTCGGGTCGCCCGGGTCGGTGAACATGGTGGCCACCCTCGAGGTGACCCAGGCGGTGGCGGCCGCCAGGTCCTGGGTCACCAACGAGTCGTCGTCGGAGGAGTCCCCTATGCGCAGGAGGTTCTTCACGTCATCGATGGTGGGCCAGGCGGCCGCCATGATCCCGGCGCCTACTTCTTGGCCGGCTTGTCGCCCTCGGCGGCCTCGAGCGCGGTCTGCTCCTCGGCCGGGGCCGGGATGGTGGAGCCGGCGTCGATCTTGGCGATACCCAGCGGGTAGCGGCCTATCACCGGCGCCGCGTACCCCCACACCCCCAGGCGGATCGACTCGGGCCCGAGCACCTCCTCGTAGCGGAAGTTGAACGTGGACGACTCCAGCAGCAGGGAGTCGTCGGCCTTGAGGACGTACAGGTGGTTGTCGTTGGCGGCCCAGGAGGGGATGACCTGCAGGCCGACCACCTCGCCGGCCACGTGACCGTAAACCACGCTCTCGCCCAGACCGTAGGCGTTCATGGGCCCGTGATAGCCGGTGGTGACCAGCGGCCGGCCCTGCTGATCCTTCTCCTTGCCCATGAAAGCCCAGGCGCCCTCCGAGCAGAACACCACCCGCGGCGGCGCCTTACGGTGCTTTCTCACGCTGGCCCCGGCGTCTATGAAGGCGTCGAACAGGTTGCTGTAGACCGGGGCGGTACCGGGATAGGTGATGGTGGCGGCGAAGGTGGCGGCGGCCTCGAAGGCGGCCACCACGGCCTGCTCGATCTGCTCGTTGTAGGAGCCCATAGCGTCGGCGTAGATGATCCCGTCCACGGCCGGGTTGGACCCGTCGACCAGCTGGCGGGAAACGTCGACCTTGCCGGTGTAGGTCTTCGGCGAGGTGGTGAGCAGGGTGGCGTTGAAAGATCCGTCGTTGGGGGCGGTGTTCTCCGACGCCTGGGCTGTCACCGCCGCGCCGGGCGTGGTCTGCACCCCGATGTTGACCGGGTTGGCGTCGGTGATCCCCACCCGGCGCAGAGTGTCAGCCCACGGTCGGGCCCCATGGGCGATGATGGCGAATTCCTCGAACAGCCACGTCGGGGGCACGATGCCGGTACCGGTGGTGGTGGTCGCCGCGGCGCGCATCATGGTCGAGTGACGCTCCAGCATCGACCGGCACTCGACGTCACCGTCCAGCTGGGCGTGGAGCATGTCCCGGAAGAAGGAGCGGCGCTGCTCAGGGGGGGCGTCACGGCGGTAGATCTCCGGCTCCGAGCGCACATGGACGATGCTGCCGGTGGGGGCGCCGGTGCCCAGCTCGGGGGCGTCGGCCATGGCCCGCACCGCGGCCAGGCGCCGGTCGTCGGTCTCGCGCAGCTCCACCAGCCGCTCACCCAGCGGGGTCATCTCCGAGCGCAGCCCGTCCAGGGTGGCGGCCTCGGCGTCGGTGGGGTCGCGCTGCTCGTCGGCGGCCCGGTTCAGGATCTCCTCATACGAGTCGACCAGCGCCTGGTAGTCGGCGCCCAAACGTTGCATCAAACGATTCATCTCGCAGCCTTCCGGCTCGAGCGCCGGGGCGCGCGGCGCAGGGGAAATGCCCTGGCCGGTTCACCTCTGACCGGTTCGGCTCCCAAAGGCCGGTTCGGTGCCCGATGGTTCGGCTGCGTTGCGCAGACTAGTCGGGGGCGTTCACCCGGTCCAGTATCAGCCGGGCCTGCAGCAGGGCGGTGCGGTAGGCGCCGGCCGGGTGCTCGGAGCGCACCGCGGTGACCTGGGCGCCGGCGTAGACCGGGCTGGTGGTCAAGGCCACATGGTCGAGGTGGGCGCCGTGACGCTCGTAGGCGCCGTCGGAGCCCAGTTTGGTGTCGAGAGCTTTGAACCCGATCGACAGGCCCGTCACCTCCCCGGTGCGGACCAGCTGCAAAACGTGGTCGCCGGCCGCGGTGTCATACAGCTGCCAGGCGCCGTGCAGGCCGTCTGACTGCTCGGCCAGATGCACGGTCTTGCCGACCTGGGAGAGAATGTCGCCGGCCTGGCGGCCGGTGTGGCTGGCGTGCAGTTTCACGGTGTGGAGCTGGCCGCCGCCGATCTGTCTCGAGAAGGCGCCCATCACGAACCGCTCCTGTTTGCCGCCGCCGATGGGGGCGGTCTGGCCGTAAGGCACGGCCCGGCCCAGCACGGTGCGGCCGTCGCCGTCGGCGCGGACCTCGAGCGCCACGTCGAAGCCGCGGGTCATGATCCCCGGCTCGGGCGTCACCGACCGGCCCGAGCCGGCGCTGCCGGCGTAGCTGCCCTGCTCGCCACTGACGGTGGTGTTGCGGGCCAGGGCTTTGGCTTTGTTCATGGCCTGGGCCCGCTGGTCGGCGGTGACGCTCGAGGCTTTGGGGATCTGGGCCAGAGCGTTACGCAGATGGGGCAGGTCGATCTTGCCGTCGGCGCCGCGGACGGGAAAGAAGCGGTGGGCGCCGTCGGTGCGCCCGGCGGTCTTGGTGCCGCCCGGGGTTATCAGCAGGAAAGCCGAGTCGGGCAGATCGTTCACGTAGGCGGTCGACCACACGTCGCGGTAGCTCATGCCCATCTGCTCGTTGGCGATCCGGTAGCTCATGGGTGACTCCCGTTCATCTGGCCGGCCAGGGCCGGGGTCGTCGGCGCCGGCGGGGCCGGCTGGTCAGGGGCGGCCGGCGGGGCCGGCGGCGGCGGCGCGGCTGGGGGGGCCTCGGCCGGGGTGGGGGTGATCCCGGCCGCTTTCAGTTCGGCGTCGATGTCGGCCTGGGCCATGGCCATCGGGTCCATGTTCTCCCGGGCCCGCACCTCGTCTACCAGCAGCCACGACGACTGGGGGCCGGGGCCGCCCAGGGCGGCCTGGTAGGCCTGGAACTGCGACAGGGTGTCGGTCCGCAACGCGGCCGACAGGTCCCACAGGAGCCGCTGGCCCCGCGGCAAAAGCTCCATCGACCCGGCCTGCTCGAACAGGGTGGTCCAGGGGGCGATCGCATCATTGCGGGCCTGGACCTCCTCCATCTCGGCGTTCTTGTAGGTGCCGCCGCCGACCGAGGCGCCCACCTTGGACGCCGGTATCCCCCACATGTTCGCCACACTCACCAGCTCGAACTGGCGGGACTCGATCATCTGGGAATCGATGGGCCGGTAGGCGATCGGGGTGAAGTCGGTCAGCTCGTTCATGACCGCCGGGGTCGGCGCCCCCGAATACTTGGAGATCCAGTCCGCTTTGGCCTGGTCGGCCTGGGCCTGGGTGATCTCGGGCCGGTGGATCTTGAGAATTCCTGATGGCATCCCACCGGAATTGAAGTACTGGGCCGCGTAGCCCTGCAGGGCGATCGACACCGCGATGGCGTCGGAGTCGGTGTCTATGATGCCCCGCCCCAACGGCCAGCCGGCCCGACCCAGATGCGACTTCACATGCCAGATCTCCGACGGGTCGTACAGCTGGCCGGCCACGTACCAGCAGGCGATCG